ATAGTTATTTTCTAAAACTTTTATAAAATTGTTAGGTCTTATGAACCAATCAAATGTAATCTCAAAGTCTTTAACTCTTCCCATTAAAAAACTACTTTCTTTAATATTATTTATGGCTTGTACTATTTCATCTTCTGAATATTGCTTAACTCTTGCTTTTAACATACTGTATCTTTTAGTTCCTGCTTTAATAGTTTTTAATTTAGATGTTAATCCTAATGAGTTCCAACTTTCTATTACTCGTTCTACAAATGTAGAACATAATATATCTTTAGATATATTATTAATATCTATTTCTTTTTCTTTATCTTCTTCTTTATCTCTTTCTATATCTAGAGCGTTACTTTGCGTTACTGTAACGTTACTTGTAACGTTACTTTCTAATCGCTTCTGTTTCTCTCTATATTTAGCAACTCTCTTTTTAGTCTGTTCTCTTATTTTATCTAAACCTTCTGCATTCTGATGTTCGTCAAAACTTGGTATTAATAATATATGCTCTTCTAATTGGATCATATTTAGGTTACTTAAACTCATTAATGCTAAATTTACAGTATTAACTTCAAAATCAAACTCTGCTGCTAACATTTCAGGAGAATAAGGAATATTTTCTGTTAAAAAAATATATCCATTAGAATTGCATTTACCAGCCTTTGCTAAAAGCATTACCCAAAATAACACAATATTATTTCCTTCTGGAAGTGTTCTAAGATACTTTATTTTGGCATTATCGAACATATCTGTATTTAATCTAATCCATTTAACTCCTGCCATAATTCACTCCTAAAAAGGTGCATTTTTTTCATTTGCAACATCTTCACATAATTTCTCTAATTCTTTTAAACTTAACCATACAATACTATCTGTTTGCCTTAACCTTATTCTTAATCCTTCTACATCATTTACAATTATCCATTTTGTAGGTGTATATTCACTAACATTTGTGTTGAGTAATTCAGGTATATTAGTTACTAATACTGAAGAACATTCCCAATCATCAATATATAAACTTCTCTCTATTTCTCCTCTTGAGTTGTATTTATAAAATACACATTCATATTCGCTCTTATAGATTTTATCTTCTTCTATATCAATTAATTTCATATTACTTATCTCCCATTTGTAATAATATTTCTTTTAAAATATCACCTAATATTACCTCTTTATCTTTATCTACAGCTTTAGAAACCTTATCAACTAAACTTTTAATAATCATTGCACTTTCTATATATAAATCTTTTATTGTTCCATTAACTTCAACATTTACCCCACAATTTTCATCATCAACTATTTTACTTTCTACTTTAATCATCTTGTTCTTTCCTCCTATATTCTTCTTTAACTTTCTCTACTGCTTGTCTTATCGTTAAACCACTTTCAACAAGCATTGTTGCTTTTTCTAAGTAATAATTCATGTTCATTTGCTTTACTTCTTTCTTAATTATTTTAAAAATTTATTTGTTTTATAATATTTATGTTTTTGAAATACCTTAAATTTCGAAGATAACTAAAATTAAAATTTAAAGATTATAAAATAAATAATATTTTTAAATAACTTCCTCAATAAAAGCAAAAACACTATTATATTTACAAACAGGAATTTCTTCCCATTTTGTTACTTTAAATTCTGAAAATATTTTATTCTTTGCAATACTATATTCAGTAGATTTTCCTGATATATTTTTGTTATATTTTCTTGATAGAACTTCTTTTAAACGATTAACTAAAGTAACTGTATTTTTAGTTCTTAATCCTACTAGTTCTTTTATTTCATCAATCTGCCTATCTTTAGCTTGAATACTATCCTTTACATACTCTTGAATACCTATTGTCATTTTTTGAAGTCCTTGTACCGCTTGTCCTATTATCGCCATTTGTTCTGTTGCTACTGCAAATTGTTCTAATGCAAATGTTTGATTATTTAATTGATTATTCTCTCTTGCTTCATCTAAACTTACTAAAAAGTTTTTAAACTTCATTGCTCTTTCACTATGACACTCAACTGCTAATCTCTTAGCTAACCAACTTGAAATGTAAATTGTATTTCTATCATCTGTATTTTCTATTTCTTCTAAGATGTAATTTATTTCTTCTTGGATTTCTTGTGAGGCATTTGCCTCGCATAATTTTTTTAATTTATCTCTTACACCATTTCTAGCATTCCAATTCACTCTAATTGTTCCTCTACTATTATCTTTTATTACTAAACCGCAACACTTAGCAACATGTACTAAATTAATAAGTGTTTTTCCTGCATCAGTTTTTACCTTTACTTCGTTCCCTTCGAATAATTTAATTTCATTCATTTTTATTACCTCCGTTTTTCTTTAACTCTTTAACGTACTCTTTAAAGTCTTTATCGCTAAAAACTTTATGAGTGTTAATGTTGACTAGTTTTGTCATTCTATTAGTCCTCCTTAATTTGTTTTTTGAGCTGTGCTCTTTTTCAACTCTTGAACTGTTAAACATGAGCTAATAGCACCTTTAATCAAATTAAAGTCTTGTGGATTTTCAAGTCTTTGTAAATCGGGAATAAGTTCTAAAATTTCTTGCGCATTTTGAATTTCCATTTTATCCATCTCCTTTTCTTTTGTTCTTGCAAGACAATTATAACAATATTTTTTGTTTTTAAAATACATTTTAGTTATTTTTACACTTTTTTAACATTTAAAATTGTCTTGATAAGACAACATTAAAATTATATAATATTTAAAGAAAGGGGATTTACTTATGAATGAAAGAATTAAAGAAGTAAGATTGAAGGAAGGATTATCTCAAGAAAAATTTGCTATAAAGTTAGGAGTATCTAGGTCAGTAATAGCTAATATAGAATATAACAAAGTTGAAGCCAAAGAATACTTAATAAACTTAATTGAATCAACTTTTAATGTGAGTAAAGATTGGTTATTAAATGGAACTGGTAATATGTATGAAGCTACTAAAAGCGAGAGAGAAGTTGCTGAACTGATGTATGAGCTAAGTAAAGAAAATTCTAAGCTATATGAAATAGTTAAAGGGCTTACTCAATTAGAACCTGAATACTTTGAGTGTATAAAAACTTTAATAGAAGGATTACCAAAAAAAGAGAGCTAAATGCTCTCTTTTTCTTTTATAACTAATAAATAATTATAGATCATACTTATCCAATATGGATTTTCTATACTATTAATCATTCCTATTATTTCTTTTTTCATTTCTTCTTTTGTATCTGACATTTTTAATTCCCCCTAACTAATAGGTATTTGTTAATTAGATTGTAAGAACTATTGTTCTATCTTTCAAGTCGAAGGAATTATAAAAAACTAGACAACCCTTTATTAAGAAAATCTCATTTTTAATAATTTAATATACTGTATTTTTTTATTTTAGTATACAAAAATACTTTTTACTAAAATTTTCATATTTTTATTACTAATATTACTATAAAAACAAAAAAAGCTACTTGGTTATAAAGTAGCTTCTTTTTGAGAATAGTGTTACATTTATTAATTATATAAATAAATGTATTTATATAGGGATACTTATATTTTATCACTAATTACATTATTTTCAAAATACTATCATTGAATATTTTCTATTTAATAATTTAATTTTATTTCAAAACAAAAAGAGCTATCGTATTGAAAGTAGCTCTTTTTTATTAATAATGAATTCATAAAAAGTATATAGATGAGATTATAATTTTAGTTTAAGCCATATATAAAATTTTCAGGAGTTACATATTGGCATAGTAACTCCTTTAAAAATAAAATATGGAAAACGTTAAAAAACTATTTTGATAAGGTATTATTGTTTAATTCACCTATATTATATAATAAATAAAAATGTTTTCAAACACATTTGTGTTTAATTTAAATAAATGTTTAAAAAATTAGCACTTATTACAAAACAAAATTAAAGTATTTTATAAGTTTTAATATAGTAAAAAAAAGAGTTATTTTATATTTAATAACTCTTTTTTTTACTGTGATAATAATGATCTGCAAAGAAATGTTTATATAAGATTTATATCTAAACAATAATTATTATAATATTGCTCAAATATTTGTTCAAACACATTTGTTTATTATTTTCACAAAAGTTAACCGGTTTTGTTTATTTGTCTGTGAAGTTAATTGAAAACATTTTCGCAATCTTTAGTAAAAAACCATAATTAAACTATTGTTTAACATATTTGTTATAACCTAAATTATAATATTAATAATTTTATTTTAGCACTAATTTAAACACAAAAAGAGCTACCTTATGGAAAATAGCTCTTTTTTGAGTTAACAAATTAAAAAAATGCGTCAGATGAGATTAAATTTTTAGTTTTTGCCATATATAAAATTTTTAGGAGTTACATATCGGCATAGCAACTCCTTTTAAAATTTTAAAAATATGGAAAACATTAAAAATTAGTTTGAGTCGGGATTGTTTATCTTAATCCACTTATATTATATAATAAATCAAAACGCTTTCAAACACATTTGTGTTTAATTTAAACAAATGTTTAAAATTTAGTGTTTATTAAGCTATAAAATTAAAGTATTTTATAAGTTTTAATATAATAAAAAAGGAGCTATTATATATGGTATAGCTCCTTTTTTATTAAAATCATAACGATTTGCAAAGAATTATTCATGCAAAAATTTATATTAAATTCAAATTTATTATAGTATTAATTAAATAATTTTTCAACTATATTTGTTTAACATTATAACAAAAATTAACAAATTTTAATTATTTTATATAAATTTAGCTGAAAACATTTTTACATTTTTAGCAAATATTCATACCTTAAACTGTTTTTCTAATATGTTTTTAATCATAATAAAATATAAAAGGAGTCACCTTACAAATAGGTAACTCCTTTCGATAGTAAAAAATTACAAAACATTTAAAAATTACTTTGCTTGTTCCTTAACATGTTTAAATTATAATATACACTAACTCATTTTAAAAACACTTTTGTTTAATATTTTCACAAAAGTAAAATATCTTTTATTATTTATTTAAAAATATATATAAATACATTTCATAATTTAAATAAATATTTATAATCTAAACTGTTTTTCTCATATTTTTATTATCGATTTTAGTGTAATGTAAAAAGGAGCTACCTTATATAAAAGCAACTCCTTTTTGTTAACAACAAAATCAAAAAAACACTTTAAAAAAAATATCTACATCAAAATATATTATAATATTAAACACCTTATTTTAAAAATAGTCATGTTTAAAGTTTTCATAATAGTAACCTAATTTCTATTATTAAATGTAATTCTTTTAAAAATTATAGCTAATATTTTAATAGCACTTTATTGTTTAAACTACTATATTTAAAAATTTTTCAAAGTACATTCCTGTTACGCTTAAAGTACATTCCTGTTACGCTCTAACTTCTAATAAATGAGAGTATTACTAGGTTTATAAGAATAAGCATAGTAAAAACACAATAATAAATACTATACCTAATATGAAAATTAATCCAATAATCCCGCATATTATATCCTCACCAAAATTTTTTTTATTAGATTTACCTTCAACTAAATCTTTAGCTGAAACTGTAGTTTTATTATAAACTTTATTGTAGGCAGCTTTTTTAGGGTCATTCACCCACCCCATTCCTTTCTTACCGTACATAGGATTAACTGCTCTTTTTACACTTCTAGTTGCTCTTCCTGTAGTTCTAGCACTAATAGATTTTTTTATACTTGGTTTTCTTACACCCATTTTCATTTGTTTATCCCCCTTAAATTTATTTAAAATTAATTCTAAGCAATTTTATTATTAAATAATGCAATTATGTGTCTATATAGAAAATCTTTCTATACAAGCCCTATTTGGGCTCATATAGCATTATTTATTATTAACATAGTATCTAAAGAATTAAATTATTAAAATCATCTTCTATTGCATCATTATAATCCTCTAATTGTTTTTCTCTAGTTTTTCTAAATAAAGTAACATCATTATTTGAACTTACTTGTTTATTAATTTTATGTGATTTAGAAATTTTTAAAGAATCTCTAGTAATTTCCCCATTCTTAATAGACTTAGCTATAAAGTAACTAAATCCGTCTATATCATCACAATCACTATTTAATACATATTCTTCTAACAGATCAATCTGTTCTTGATTTAATTTTAATTTTTTAATATTAGTCTTAGTTATATTTTTTAAATCTAAATTTATTTTTATTTTATTGCTACTACTATTTTTAGATTCAATTTTTTTAATATCGTTATTTTCAGATTTTTCTATAGTAGTAGTATTATTATTGTTATTTTTAGAGTTGTTATTTTTAGAGTTGTTATTATTTGTGTCCTCGTTTTGAGTATCCTCGTTTTGAGTATCCTCGTTTTGAGGACACACGTCAACGTTAGTATTTTCAAGGGTTTCAACGTTATTTGATTTTTTCAAATGACGTTGTTTAACGTTTTTATCAACATCGTTGATTTTATCAATTTTAGTTTTAGATGTTTCTTTTTTTATTTTTTCTAATCTATATTTATCTTTTTGTTCTGCAATTTTATCATAATCGGTTAGTAGAACATAAAGACATGTATCTAAATATTCTCTATTTGAATTTTTATATTTAAATCTTCCTTGCTCTACTCTAATTAGTCCAAGTTCAAGTAAAGATTCTCTATGTTTATAAAATCTTGTCTTACTCATTCCAAGTTCATGTAGCATTAATTTTACACTTGGAAATGCTTCGTTAGTTTTACCAGCTAAACAACTTAAATAGTTATAAATTGTTTTGGCTTCAGGACTTAAGCCAACCATTCTATTTATATATTGATATGTTAATCCATATCCTTGGTCTGCTATCCCTTCTATTTTAACTTCTGTTCTTATTCTTTCTCTTTCCATAATAATATCCCCCTTGATATAAGAACATTAATCAGTTCTAACAAGGAGGATTCCTATTGACATTAACTATAATTTAATTTACTATATAGTTAATAATCCCACTTGTTGAAAGTGGAACAATATAAAACTCTTTATTAGATGCAACCTGTTATTACTCGACGTCGGCAAACTTTGAGTATGGCAGGTTTTTTCGTGTTCTTATATATTTTTTTAATTTAAAATTATTTCTTTTATCATAACATAATTTTTATTAATTTGTCTATTAATTGGTAAATATGTTATAGCTCTTAGATTTCATCTAAGAGCTTTTTTATATTAGTTTTAAAATGTGTGTATTAATAAACATATTATACACATAATATACTCATAAGTCAAACTTTTGTCGAATTACATTTTATTTTGGTGTGTATTTTATACACATAATATATTGACAGAATACACAAAATGCAGTAAACTAAGTTTGTGATAAAAATAAATCAATTTGGAGGCAAGAAAATGAAATTAGGAATAGATGTAGGTTATAGCCACACTAAAGTATTTGGAGAAGGAATTGAATTTTCATTTAAATCAACTATTGAAGAAGGTTCTTTAGATATAGGGAATTCATTAGTAGTAGAATTTGAAGGGAAAACATACACAATCGGAGAAGAAAATGGACTTTATGCAAATGAAATTAATAAAATGCACTCAATAAATTTCAAAGTCTGTTTATATACTGCTATTGCTAAAGCTATGAAAAATAAAACTACAGAAGATATACAATTAGTTACTGGCTTACCAGCTCAATATTATCAGGCTCAAAAAGAAGAATTAATAAAAGAATTACAGGGAAAAAAGATAACAATAACACTAAATGATAGCCCTAAAAGATTCAATATCACAGATGTTATTATATTCCCTCAATCAGCAGGAGTATTATTATTAAATCCTGAAAAACTTGTAGGTGATGTATGTATTGTTGATATTGGAGGTTTTACAGTAGATTTAAGTTATTTTAATGGAAAGAAATTAAGAAAATTACACACACTAGAATTAGGAATGAATATATTAGCAAATACACTAGTACAAAAAATAAAAGCAAAATATGAAGTTAGTTATGATGTCCTAAAAGTTGATGATATTTTAGATACTAAAGAAATTATAAAAGATGGGAATATTATTAATATAGAAGAATTAATAGATGAAGTATTACAAGCTCATGCAAATTTAATTGATAATAGATTAAAGGGTATTCCAGAATTTAATATGAGTAAAAGAATATATGTTGGTGGCGGCTCACTAAGATTAGCTAAATTTATTAATAGCGAAATTGATGAAGATACAATTTTTACAAATGCAAAAGCTTATTACAAAATAGGATGTGAAAAATTTGAAGGTTAGAAAAAATATTAGTTTAGAAGAATCTATTTATTTAAAAGGAAAAGAAAAAGCTGATAAGATGTTTGGAGGAAACTTTTCAGTTTACTTAACAAATCTTATTGCTAGAGATTGTTCGGATATTGAAGTTAAGAATGAACTAGCAGTAACGGTAGAATCTGTAGAATCTAAAGAAAAAAATACTGAAAGTAAATTAGGTGAAGAAGAAAGAAATTCTATAGACAATATATTAAATATGTAAAAATAAAAAAAGCAGCAACTCTAAGAGTTACCACTTATACTCGCAATATTAGTATAACTCTTTTAGGGTTGCTCTGTAAAGGAGCAAATGAAAAATGAATATTGAAATGTATAAAGAACTTTTAGAACAACTAAAAGATGATGGAATAAAGATAGAAAAATTAAGAATTTTAGATATAAAACATTCTATTGAATTATATAAAATGTTTAAAAATTAAACTTGAACACTATAAATGTTTATAAATATATTATTAAACAGGTTTAAAAATTAAAACTTAAACACTAAAGTTGTTCAAAAATGATAAATAAACATTAGGGGGCTATATGATTATTGATAAAGAAGAATATGAGAATTTATTAAAAGAGCTTGAAACTTATAAATGCGTTGTACAAGCTCTGCAATTTGAGAATGATAAAATTATTAAAGAAAATAAAGAACTTAAAGAAAAGTTAAATAAAAAATATAATGCTGGACGAAAAAAGAAATTATCTGATATGGAAATAGAAAGTATAAGAATGTATAGAATACAGGGCATTAGTATGCGGGAATTAGCTAAAATGTTTAACTGTTCACCAGCTACAATTTGCCATATAGTGAAAGAAAATGAGAAGCTAGAAAAATAATTCTAGCTTTTTTATTTATTTTTACGAAAGTATTTACTTACGTAATTACGTATGATATAATAAAACCAAGATAAGCAAGGAGGTAATTAAATCATGGATATAATGAAAGAAGCTCATAAATTAACAAGGGAGATTAAAAAAGAATTTCCAAATGTAGACTATAGGTTTCAACTAGGTTTATGTATTAGTTACCTTCATAGAAATAAGGAGGCTATAAAAATGGTAGAATTAAAAGGAACTGAAAAGCAAGTTAAATGGGGAAATAGCATTAGAGAAAAGTTATTAAATAAGTGTGATAATGAAGAAATTAAAAGCTGGTTAAATTCAATTATGTTCGCTGAAATTTTTATCGATTTAAGGGACTTAAGACCAATAGTCAATAAATCAGATAATGAAAGAAAAAATGAAGAATTAAAAAAATATATAATAACTTTAATTAAAGAAGCTATTAAAAGTTTTATAAATAAAAAAGTGAAAAGAAATAATGTAAATGAACTATTCCCAGTTAAGAAAGAAGCCTTTTTTGTATTTGATATAAATGTTAATTATACATTTGAAGAATATAAAGAAGTTATGGAAATGGTTTATAATAGAATTTAAAAGGAGAATTACAATGAAATTAGAAGGAAAAATAAGTGTTAAAACAAATAGTAAAGGTTACAAGTCATATTCAATCAACTTGCCTAACGCTATTGTAAAGAATTTTAACTTAGATGAAGAAAATACAGAAGTTGAAATTGAATTAATAGAAGATTCTATTATTATTAAAAAGAAAGTAGATGAAGAAATTCAAGATATATATTATGATATGGGCTTTAAAGTTGGTTCAAAACTTGAATTTAATCAAGTTAATAAGTTTATAGCATTAGCGAAAAATTCTTCAGTTGCTGGAAAATTAAAAAAAGATATATTAATGAAATTAGTTGAATTATGTGTATCAGTTCAAGAGCCTATTCCTGATAAGATAGAAGATTATTTATTGTTTATTAAATGGGAAATGGGTCTATTGAATGGTTGTTTGAATAATAAAAAATAAAAGGGCTTAATAGCTCTTTTTTTATTGCATAAAAAAAATACCAGCTAATTAAAGCTGGTATAGATTGAATTTAAAATATCGATTGATTAAATAGATTACTATTCGATTATATCATTAAAATTTGCCTTTATCTAGCCCATATAATGCCTTCCAAGTATTTTTACCTACAATTCCATCTTGTACAAGGTTAAAGCAATTCTGAAGCGTTTTAATGGCTTTTACAGTAGTGTCCCCAAAATCACCATCAGCACCATATGGATTTAAATTATATCCCCTATTAATTAATCTTCTTTGAATTAGCCTAGTTAAATTTCCACTTGCTCCTGGATAAATAGTTATACAAGCATTTAAAGTTGATTCACCGAAATATCCATCAACTTTTAACCCAGCCTTACATTGTCTATTTAATTCTTCTTGTAGAGCTTTAACTTCATCACCTTGAATAGAAATTTCCCATAATGCTTTAACATGAAGATTAACTACAGGCTTTATTTCTCCTAAATCTGTATAACAATAATTCATATCTACTGAATCTGTGTTTATTCCTGGAACTCTTCCACTTTCAGAATACTGCCAAATCATACAATCACGATTTTTATTTTGATTATAATAAGCGTACCATAATGGGTATTGAGTTAATTCATTATTATAAAATTTATTTAATATAAAATCTTGATTAGAATAATTACCTGGTTTATATCCTAGTTCTTTTATTCTTTCACAAAATGTTTTAACCATATCAGTAGCTAATCTTTGATTTACAGTAACTCCACATTTATTAGCGTAATTAACACTATCATATTCAAAATCAAAGAATATAGGTAAATCTATTTTATAATTTTTAATAGCTTGTACTGCAAAATTAGCTTCATTTCTTGCCATATCACAATTATAAGCATAGCTAAACCAATAAATCCCTACTGCTATACCTAATCTATTACATTCAGTAATATTTCTTATGAATTGTTTATCTATATTATTATTGCCATAACCTGCCCTTAAAATAGCAAAATCTATATTCCCTTTAACTTGTTCCCAGTTAATAACTCCTTGATGTTCTGATACATCTATTCCTTTTAACATTTATATTCCTCCCTTATTGTTGTTCTGTTGGTAAAACTGATTTAACTTGATTTAATTTAGCTTTTAATTCTGAATTTTCTTGAACTAACTGATTATTTTTATTTTGAATATCTACTAATTGAGTTTTAAAGCTATCCTCATTAAGAAGTTTTTTACCTTGATTTATTTCTCCTGCAATTGTTTGTCTTAAATCTTGAACTTGCTCTTTAGTAAGATATGGTATTTTTTCTAAAAGTAATTTATCAAAATCATCTGCTTTTGATTTAATTAGATTCTCAACTTTATCTGTAATTCTATATTTTTCATCAACCATATTCCATACTTCTTTAGCTGTTTGCAACTCTTGTTGATGTTCATTTAATTTTAAAGTTTGTTCAACTTCTTGTTTTTTCTTTTCTATAAGCTGTATTATTACATTTCCTATTGCTTTTATTGTTACGCTTAAAATTGCAACTACTGCTGCAATTGCAATTGTTCCGATTTGATTAACTAATATATCTCCTATATTCATTTAATTACCTTCTTTCTATTTATTCTCTATTTCATCAATTCTTTTATGTGCTGACTTTGTGCTTTCCTCAACTTTTATTAAACGTTCTTTTAGTTCTGCATTTTCTTTTGCTCTAGTTCTCAAATCTACTTTTATATCATCTAAATTTCTACTTATATAATCCAATTTAGTTGATAGTATAGTTTGTTCTTTAGTTTCCTGTGATTCTTGGTTAACACTATCTTTTTTCCATTTTGATAAAATTCCCCATATTGATAAGACTGTAGCAACAAAACCAACTAAAACTGTTATATCTATCTTCATAAAATTTCTCTCTTTCTATAAATTAAGGCAATAAAAAAAGAATCTTTTTAGATTCTCAAATTATTGCCTATTTTTATTATTGTGTAACTTGTTGTGGTTGTACTGGTGTAACTGGTTGAGTTACTGGTGTAGTTTGTTGTGGTTGAATTTGTGGTGTTGCTGGTGCTGGTGTAGTTTCTTTTACTTCAAAATCTACTCCACTAATTTCTTTAAACTGTTCTTCTGTTATTTCTCCATATGGATTAGAAGTTGTTTTAACAGCTTGTCTTAAAGTGTTAATGTCGATAGCCTTCATATCATATACCATTTTCCAAAAATTAAAATTGTCATTGTTCATATTAATTACCTGCCTTTACTAAATTTTCTTTGTTTTTTAATTCCATTAATTCTAATTTATTATTTGCAATTTGTTTAGATAAGTTGTTTATAATCATATCTTTTTGCATACTATTTATTTTATTTAGTGCTATTTGATTAGCTAAATCACTAATCATTTTATCTTTTTGCATATTATTAATCTTGCTCATTGCTAATTGCTGCATTATATCACTTGTTGATACAAAATTAACTTTATTTGTTGATGTATCAGGAATATAATTCATTCCTGTTATCTCTTGAAATTCATCTGAAGTTAATTCCCCATTTACCCCAGTCATTTGTGCTAAAGTGTAAATATCAACTTGCTTTCTTTCAAAAGCTGTTTTCCAAAATAAAAAATTTTTACTGTGCAATTTAAATCACTCCTTTTAACTTAAAAATCTCATAGCGTCCCCAATTTTCATTAAAGTAAAAATGGTATCTCCATTGTCATTCCCTGTAATCCAAAAGTCTTGTCCTCGTGGTAGCCAAACTCTAACATTTTGATTACATAGTCCTTGTCTTCTGAAAACTATATGAGCGAGTTGGTCACCTGAAGCTACATAGAAATATACCTTTTCTCCATCTTTTAATGCTGAATGGTCTATGCTAGTTATATCTGCAACGTGTTGACCATCAAGGTAATAAGCTTTGTTAGCCTGTAGGGTTAATGATGTTGCTCCTGAAATGTATTCCATTTGTATATTCTTATTTACCCAGTTATATAGGTCATTGATTGATGAACTGTTACTTGCTATTTGTTTAGTATTGTTGTTTATATCATTTCTGCAAGATTCTATTTGCTTAGAATTAGTATTTACGGATTCACAATATGGAGTTGATACTATCCCTTCTTCCAATTTTATTTTTTTATTAGAATTAGGGTATTTGTCATTAATTCCACCACCCCAAAAGACAAAATATAAATCTTCATTATCTGGAATTAGAGAATTAGTTTCAAAAGTATATATCCCCCTTATATTTTCCCAATCTAATATAGTCTGTAATGGCTTTGTTTCATTCTTAGTATAATCATCTGATGTTCTATACACATTCAAACAAGCCCCATCATATTTAATATTCCCCATATTTAATGTATACATTGTGTTGGGCTTTAGTCTAGTTGGAAAAGCTATTCTATCAGCAGTTAAAATACAATTGCTTGAACTTATTAAATTTACGCCATTTCCAACCTCATTTCGCCAATCTAAAGGGTTTGGACTCCAATCCGTAGCCATAGTTCCTTTCTCTAATTTAACCCCATCTATAGCTAACCACGCAAAAGCTGTACACCTAAAACCAAATCTTACTTCTATATTTTTTATATCTGTTGGTGTGGTGAATGTTTTTACATACTTAAACCAGTTTTCTCCATGACTTGCTAAATCAACATCCATATATACTACTTCTTGTGTTCCATCATTTTTATTGAAATACAAGAAACAACTTGAACTTATATCTCCTGCAGCATGTAAGCTCATATAGTTAAATGATATTGTATAGGTTGTATCAGGTTGAATTATTTTATCATTTGTTTTAAAAAGTGATGTGTAGGTATCACCAAAACTATCACCTGCACTTTGAAGCCCTATTAATTTTTCATTATAAATAGACGTTTGTCTTTGAAATGTTTTGTCAACGATAAGTTGAATGTTTGGGGTATTATTAAACATTTGAATCGGATTAGCTAAATCTGTATTATCTAATAAGTTAGTTCCACCAATTTGATTAGCTTTAACATCAACTATTGCTGAATTTATTTTATTAATTGAATCATCTACTTGTTGAAATGCTTTTTCTATTGAAGTATATTCGTTACTTGTTTCTATAGAATTATTACTCATTAAGTCTTTAGTAACATCAATTTGAAGAATATTAGAACTTAATACTCCGTTATCAGATGTATATATTTTTAATTGATATTCTGTTATTCCAGCAACTAAAAAAGGCCTTGTTAATCCTAATTCTACAAGACCTTTTGTGCTATCTATAATATTTAAATCGTTAAATACTTCTGTTCCTTTTGAAGTTTTCCCATATACTCTTACAGTTAATCCAGTTAAATCTAAAGGTTGATTATTTGCAAGTAATTGAAAATTAATAAAACGTGTTTTCATATCATTTTCAACAGCTTTTATACTTGTAATTTCATTCTTATCAATATTAATTGTTTTATTTACTATATATTTCATTTAATCACTCTCCTTTCAAATTATAAATTTACAAGTCTATCTCCTACATAAACATTCCCGTATAGATGTATTCCATCATCTTTTATTGTTATTGCACTCTGCTTATTTTTACCCATTGTAACTTTATCTTTCATACAATGAACAAAGTATTCACCTATTGAAATTTCAGCTCTTTCGCTATTAACATATACCCATCCTGATTTATCATCATTTGATAATTGAGCTCTGTACAATAAATTCCAACCAAAATTTGTTTCTTCTCTTACTTGGATTGGTTTATCAAAACTATTACCAGCTATATTAAATTTATCAAATTCAATATATGATGTATATTCATTGTTGTTAGGATAGGCTATACTAACAATACTATTTTTACTATTTGCTAACTGAATAAGGGCTATATCTTTATTTTCTATCCTTGTCATAGATGCCAAGCTACCTATAAATTTCCCATCATGATACCAATCATATAAGTCAAATGAGTTATTTGAAATATTTATTGCTTTTTTCCCATTATTATAAAATTTTGCTCCCCCACTTTGACTTAAATCAATTTTAAAGCTCCCATCTGAATTTTGAATTAAAACAGTTGATAATATACCAGTTTGGATTAAACTTGCATTTAGTTTACCATCAATAGTAAATCCATAAGTATAAGGGCCTTTATATCCGTTTTGGCTGAATCCAATTCCATTTTTATTAGCTATTACAACATTTTTAGCTAAATTAATATCTTGATTATCCATGAATAAAGCTTCATTTTCTTTATATACAGCATAACTATTTTTTATACTTGCTCTCATCATTGAATCTATATATTCACTTAAACTAGAATTATTATTTTTATATAAAATATTTTTAATATCTGATATTACTTGTGAATCAGATTTTATATTATCAACTGGATTATTAGATAAAGTTAATTCTATTATTTTCCCTGTTAAATAATCAATTTTCTTCTCTGTTACTCTAGTATTTATTGTAATTGATAAGCTATCTATTATAACTGATACTGTATCTCCTATATCTACTTTTTCTAAGTAAGCATAATTTTTATATTCTTCTGTTAAAGCTAATTGAACAAAATTTATATTATAAGTTGCTTTTATTTCGTCAATATGATTTTTAGAAAATTCTTCTTTTATTCTTCTATTAAGTTCTATTTGAGCTTCCTCTAAAGTCGCAAATCCTTCGTCATCTGCATCACTTTCAGTTCTTACCTTAACGTCGCTATACTCAATTACTTTAGTAAATGCACGAGAATAATTATTCTTCAATGGGCTTTCTATATAATCTCCATGAATACCGTTATATCCTTTTCCTTTTGCAATAGTAACTAAATTATCTTCGTTTGTATTAGCTGTGAAGCCTGTAAGGTTTTTACCTTCTCTTATTACTATACCTCTATCATTACCTACTCTTTGATTTATATATAAGTTGTATTGATGTCTGTATACTTCCCCACCCCATCTACTTAAAAATGATTGGTCGCAATCGTGAATAGCTTTAAACATATTCATATCTTGATAATATGCAGTATTTATAGTTTGAATATCAGAATTAACGAATATTTCTTTTTTAAATCCAAAGCTATTAGATGAATCTAATAAAGTCTGTAACGCCACAAGCCCTGACGTTTGAGTTGGTCTTACATCATCTAGCCATAAAGATTGAGTTTCAGTTATTGTAATTTGAAAGCCTATAATTTCTGTAATCATTAATCCTGGATTATAAGTTGTTATTTGAAATATTTCATCTTCGCCATTTTCATCAGTTACTTTTAAAATATGTCCTTTTTCAATTGTTGGTATTTCTTTATGATTAATAAAACTAGCTTCAATTCTAAAGTTTCCAGCTAGGTCTATAAATCCTTCTGCTTTTGTACAATAATTATCTAAAACAAACCCATTAGTAGTTAGGACTATATCTCTTGGTGTTCCTGGTGGAAATATAGCAATTCTTATAATATTATTCAATTTGTTCACCTCTTTTTTATTTATAAAGTGCTAAATATTCTGCTTCTATTTTAGAAACATTTTCAAAACTTAAAATATTTTTACCTGGAGTTACATAAAAATAATTACCTATTGTTTCTAAATCTTTTGATTCATTTTCATTATCCCTTATCTGTTTTAATTCAGAATCAATAGTTATATAATCACTTACATTAGAAACTCTCATAGTATTGTTATTTAATGTTATAGAAACATCACCAGTCCCAAATACTTTTAAATTCAATGGGGCTTCTTGTGTTCCCAAATAATAAAAAACAAAGTTATTATTAGTTATATTAAACTTTGTCTTTTCTATATCAGTTAAAAAAGGCTCACATAGAAAAGATATTTTAAATTCACCTTCTCCATAATAAGCCTGTCTTTTAATATTATCTTTTATAACTTTTTTTACTCTGTAACACTTATCTACTCTATCATAAATAAGCCTATTATCATTGATATTATCTAACCATGAATTTATTGAATCGAATCTCTGATGAAAATTATCTGTTTTCAAAAGAACTAATTCAAAAGGAATTGTTTTATCGTTATAAGTTCCTTTATTTACAATTAAAGAACCGCTTTTACCTTCGACATTATAGGTTTCATAGTTCTCGTTTGTAGTAGGTATATCAGGATAACTTTGAACTCCTACAAAAAAATCTTCTAAAGAATCACATCCATTGAATCTAAGTGTATTTAAATCTAAATCCATTTTATTACCTCCTACATAAGAAATGGATTTAAACTTTTATTCACGTTATCCATTTCATCTTTATATTTAGCTAAACATCTTCCAACTTGTCTACCATCTAAATAAATTCCTAACTGATTTATAGCTTTTGTTACTTCTTCTGAAACTACTTTTCTAATCATAGGTTCAGGTAAAACATACTCTCTTTGACTGCCTTGTCCTTTAAATTTATCACCTACAACTGTATTATTACCAAGTAATGTAGGTTCATCAAAAACAGCTCCAGTATATAAATAACTCATTTTAGGAATATTTACACCAAAGTGTTTTCCTCCAATTCCAGGTATAAAGCTTGGGACAGTAAAACTTATGCTATTAAGCCCGTCTATAGCCATATTTATTAATCCTATAACTGCGTTTAAAGGTGCTTTTATAACAGCTCCTAATCCTGACATTATTCCACCAAATAAACGAACTACTCCATGCCATGCTTTACTCCAATTTCCAGTAAATACTCCAGTTATAAAGTCAATAAGTCCACCAAATATATTTTTTATAGAACTAAATATATTTGATAAATTGTGCATAAAAGCATTTATTATATTACCGAAAATACCAAAACTTTTAGTCCAATCAGTAGCAAAAATTCCACTTAAAAAATTAGAGAAATTATTAAATATATTAGTTATTTTAGACCATACTGCATTTACACCGTTTCTAAACCAATCACATTTTTTATATAATGTTACAAAAACTGCTGCCAATCCGAGTAATAAAGTGATTACTAATATTATTGGATTAGTTTCCATAACTAAATTTAAAGCTTTCTGTGCTAATGTCATTGCTTTAGTTGCTCCTGTAACTGCTAATTGTGCTGCTTTATAGGCTAGTAATTTAGCTTTTTGTGCTACCCAAATAGCCGCATTTTTTAATGCTACTCCTGTGTTTTTTAATATCGCAAGTGTAAACTTACCAAAACTTTTAATGCAAGATAAAATAGCTTTTCCAAACTTTAAAAGTCCTCGTCCTGTAGCTTGGATTAGTTTTAATGTAAATTTACCTAATGATTTAATACATGAAACAATAGCCTTACCAAATTTTAATAAGCCTTTTCCAACAGCTTTAATTAATTTTAATGTGAATTTACCTACGGCTTTAGTAGCTTTAATTAATCCTTTACCAAACTTACCTAATAAATTAGTTCCGTTTTTAGTAGCTACTGCAAAGTTTTTTATTGCTCCAACACCTTTTTTAATGTTTCCTGGAAAGTCTTTTATAAATTTAGTTGTTCTTTTTACTCCCTTCCCAAAATTTGAAATTCCTTTAGTAACTGGACCAATAGCAGCCGCAAATCCTCCTAGGCCTAATATTAAGTGTTGTTGACCTTCTGACATACCAGCAAATTTTTGAATTAATTTATTAGCATCATTAATAAATGGTGTGAAAATAGGCAATAAATTTGTACCTATTGTACCTCCTAAAGCTTTTACAGATTCTTTAAATATTCTTCCAGCATTTGCAGCTTGGTCGCTTGTTCTTGCAAAATCCCCTTGAGCATCTTTAGTTTGAGCCATGATGTATTTATATCTTAGTTGGACTTGCTCTGCTTGTGTTAATTGTAATGTTCCACCATTCATAGCTTTTTTTAATTTATCTTGTGCTGAAGCTAAATTTACACTTGCTTCTTTAGTTTCAAGTGAATTTTTACCATACTTTTTCATGGTTTCATTAAGTTTCTTTTGAGCTTTTTCAACTCCTATAGCTGCTTTTTGTGCTTCAATACTATTACCACTTGCTTTTTTAAATCCTGTAGCTAATGCAAAGGCTTGTAGGTTTGTTTGTGTCATAACATAACCTAAACCTTTAAGTGATTCAGTTTCACCAGTATAAACTCCTGTTAATGCTTGACTAGCACGTTCTATACTTATGTTTTTAAATGATGCTAAATCTGCTGCAAGTTGAGTTAAATTCATTGAATAATCCATAGTTTGCTGAGAATTTAATCCCATAGCTGAACCCATATCTCCGAATTTTGCTGCCATTTCTAAAGCTGAACTTTTACACATACCCATTTTTTGAAGTGATGTATCAGCCCATTTTTCTACTGTTGCTGCATTGCCTTTAAAAACTACATCAGCTTTATTTATATTTTCATTTAAATCTGATGCCAATTTAAATGAAGCAGCTGCAACACCAGCTAAAGGTAGTGTAACTCTTTTTGTCATTTTGTCCCCAAAACCGGATAGTTTTTCACCAAATTTTTTAGTTTTAGTAGTTGATTTTTCTATTTCAGTAGTTGATTGCTTAGATTTTTTCTCGATAGTATTAAATGCAATTACTGCTTGATTAACATCTATCGTGATAGAACCACTAGCCTTATAAACTTCGCTCATTCAAACACTCCTTTCTAAATTAAGCTTTTTAACAACCTATTATGTTCTGATTTTATTTTCTTAAGCTTTAATTCTTTTTCTTTTTTATTTTTTTCGGCTTCAAAAGGATTATTATTTTTAATATGATTAATAAAATCTTTAAAGCTTATATAATCATTTCCTAAAGCTGAATAAATTGAATTTTCAAAAGTATGTTGAATGAAATATCTATCATTTAAAAATTGAGATATTATATTAAGAATTATTGGTGAACCTTTATCAATATCTAAAGATAATATATTAAAATAAGCATTATATTTAATTAGAATTGCAATTAAATTGCACCCAACTTCTTCAAGTTGAGTGCTTACATAAAAATGTTAATTACTTCTTTTAAATCTTGACATTCTAATAATTCTTTTATCATTTTAATAGTTTCATTTAAACTTTGATTTTTTATTATTTCAATATCTGTATTAAAAAGACTAGCTAAAGTTTTGTATATTAAATCTTTATTCCCATAAAATCTTTCTATAATTGCTGTATAAATTAAATCGAACCCATATTCTTGTATATAATTTGAAAGCTCTAATTTTGTATTATTTAGCTCATTTCCTTGTTTTATTAAATCTTTAGTTAGATTTTCTTTTAAAAACATTTCTTGTTCTTCAGTACTTAAGCTATCATATTCAGATTTAGTCATTTTTTTCTCTATTAGTTTTAAAACATTTTCGTGATATTGATTTTCTTTAATTTGTACTGCTATTTTTTTATTCCTTACTATTTCATCACCTATAACAACATCTTTAACTTTTTCTTTTAGCCCTAATTTATTGATTACATTTATTATTTCTAATCCTTTTTCAGTATTAATTTTTAATTCCATAATATCCTCCTAAATTAATAAGATAGCCCAATAGAGCTATCTTTTTTATTGTGTTTGTACTTGTGCTTGTTGCATCTCTGTAAATGAACCATAAATAGCAACAGGATTTACTTTTTCACTTTCATATGCTGAATCAAATTCAAATTTTACTGCTGCATCAGATTTACCTACTAAATCCATTGTAATTCCAGCATTATTATAAGTATTTTTCACATGAACTATTATTGGGTTACCTGAAATATTTTTACCTACAATAAGTAAATCTTTGTAATTAGATTCATCTATCAAACCTTGTACAGTTTCATAATGAACTTTTTCTGAATCTTTAACTTGTTTAAATAAAGATGCTTCTAAAAGTTTTTCGTTAAAATCTAATAATTCACCTGTTATTTTTACTTCCCATTCGTCGATAGTTTGCCACCCTTTGACTTTTTGTGCCGCATTTTTTATTTGTCTAATTTTAGGTTTAATTGAAACTGATACTTTATCTTGTGTTACTCCTAGTAATTTATCTGCTAAAGTTTTTATAAAAGTATCATCAGCACTTATACTAGAAAAGTTTCCGTAATATAGAAAACCTTCATTAACTACAATATCATGCTCTTTTGCACTTCCTATATCCATAAAATCACTCCTTTTAATATGCTCTTATTGTATATAATAAAACAACATTATATTTATCATTGTCATATATGCTCTGTAACCATACATTTTCTCTAAATACTCTTGCTTCTTTATTAGAAAAAATATAATTATTTATAGTTTCATCTATATTTATTGCTTTATTATTTATTGCCATTTTATTTTCAGTTGGGCCAGTTACAATTATTTTAAGTCCTATATCATTACAATATAATTTATCTTGTATGGATTCTCCAATTTCAATTTGAATAGCAAGTTTATTTTCTTTAAAATTAAAATTTTCATCTATCCTATCAAAACTTTCAGGAATTAATTTAGCTATTTCACTTTGAATAAGATTTAAATTCATTCACTAGCCCTCCTTATATATTTATTTAAAATTAAATTTATTTTAGCTTCATTTGCTTTCATAGTAGTTCTTATATAGCTTTTATTTAATAATTCTACTTTTCTTGCATATATCAAACTTGAACCTACTTCTACTTTTATATGTTTAATATTTTTATCAATTTCTCCTGTTATACTTCTTTTCAAAGTACCAGTTAAAACAGGAGTGTTACTTTGAATATCAGCAATACTCATTATTTTAATTTCTTGTGCTGCGATATTAATATTATTAATTAATCTATTTCTAAATTCATCAAATCTGTTTTCAACTCTGAACATTTATATCACTCTCTAAAATTGCATAATAATTTGAAATTCCCCAAGCATATTTTTTTTCTATTTCATATGAAATATTGTTAATAACGATTAAATCACCTACATTTATATTTTCATTACAAAAAATTTGAATATTAGATTTAACTTCATTACCCCAAATATATTTAATTGATTGCTCTGTTATTGGTTGCATATTGCATTTATACCAAACATCTTTTACATAAGAATTAATAACTTGATTTATTTCATTTTTAGAACTTTTAATCTTAGTAGTCCAATACTGATTTTTTAATAATCTATCTGAAACTAACAAAATACCACGCCCCCTTTTAAAATAGGGGCTGGTAATAATGCCTTAACTGTATTTATTAAATCTTGAATAGTTCTGTTTCTATAAGTAACTTGTTCTTGTCCAAGCTTTTCTATACTAATAGCCGAGTTTATAGAATAATATTCTTCTAAACTTTTACTTAATATAGTTATTGCACTATTAAAGTTTTCTTGAATATATTCTTTTGTGTAAATGGCTGGATTATTTAGATAATAATATATTGCATCAATAGCAACACTTGTCATATCCATTTATAAAAATCCTATTCATGTTTAGTTTCTGGATTATCTAAAGCACTTGCTATAACTTGTGATGGTTTAGCTTGTTTGAATGATGCAAATATTCCATTTTGTTTATTATCTAAAACCCAAATGTCATGATATTTTCTATAATCAGTTTTCCAAGCGTTTGCATCTTGGTTAGTTTCAGGGTCAAATATTCTAATTTTATCAGTTTTACAAACTGCTAAAGGTACTTGTTGAGCTATTATAATAAAGTTCATATCTATAGCAGAACTTTCCTTTACGAATCCTCCTGCTTCTTGTCCTCCTGTTTTTCCATCATTAAGAGTTATACCTGAAACCATTCTATTACTTGGTGTAGTAATTAAAGGACAGCCATCTACAGAAGGAACATCTATATTAATTCCACCTACGTTTATACTTTCAGTTGTCATTTGAGTAGCTAAAGCTTTAGAAACTAAGTTTTTAAAATCATAAGTACAATGGATCATTAATTTACCTGTAAATCCATTTTCCCTTACTTTTGTAATACTATCTTTTAAAGCATCTAAAGCAGTAGTTTTAGTATATGAAGCTGAATATACGGCATTATCAGTTGAAATTGCTACTTTAGCTAAGTTTGATAATCTATAAGCATCAACTTCAGGAACTACATGTTCATCTTGGAATGTTGACATAACTGCTCCTGCTGTTAACACATAGTTAGTTTCATCAACATCATTTGCATCAAATGAAAAACTTCTACCTCTATCACATTTCATTGAACGTGTTTCATATTCAAAATTAATAGAACCATTTGTATATCCATGTACTCTATCATAATTACCTAATCCATCAGTTGATAATTTAGGAATTTTAACCTCTTTACCTCCGTTATAAATAACTTGTCCTGCATTTGCTTCCATCCAACCAGTTACAGAACTAATTACCATTTTTTTATCTAAATTATTTTGTAATATTGTTGCATATTGGATTGTGTTTGCCATAATTTTCCTTCCTTTCTATTGTAACCCCATAACTGAATTTAATTGAGCTATTATAGGGTCAGTTTGATTATTTGTATTTTCATTTACTCCTGGAACATATCCAGCGTTTAATTTAGTTTGAACTTGTGAATCTACATAGCTTTTCATGCTATTTTCAAATAATTCTATATTAGCTGTTGTTGTTTCATCATCATCACCTAACATAAATTCCATTAAATCACCAGGTATTTTTTTCTCTGAAAGAGTATCTTTAAATTTAGCTATTCTTTCAGCTCTAGCCTTTTCTTTTTTCATGGTATCTAATTCTTGTTTCATTTCTCTTATTGCTTTTTGTTCTGGTGTTTCTTCTTTATTAGTAGCTTTTAACACTGCTGCATCTATTAATTTTTGCATACCATTTTTTTTAAAAGTTTCAATACCATTTGTTACTTTAGAATCTACAAGTCCTTGAATTTCTTTATTACTTGCAAGTAATTTATTAAAGCCTTCTACATCTGTAATTGGCTTTGCAAAACCATTACCTAAAATTAAGTTATCAATATCGGCTGTGTCTTCTAAGTCCCCTATTAATTCTAAAATTTCACTTTTTTTCATAATTAACTCCTTCCCTTGAAAGTTGCATAGCCCCTATCAAGTTAAAATTTTTATAAAATAAAAAAGCCTTATAAATAAGACTTTTATTTATCTAACGCTAAAGTTTTCCCATTTCTTATAAGCATCTATATACATTTCTTTTTTATCTCCATTGTATGTACATTCATAATACATTCCATCAGATAAAGTAGTACTAAGTAATGCTTTATTATTTTGAAGTGTTTTACAACTCCACACCATAAAAACATCATTTATTGTGATTTCCTTTTTATCTGTTTTATCTAAATGTTTATTAGTATAATTACAGACTTCTTGTTTACACCATTCTAAAAATTCTTTTTCATTCATAACTTATTCCTCCTTATTAATCCATTCTTCATATGTTGTATAATCAATAGTTTCTTTTGATTGATTATCTAATCTTGTAGTTGGCCTATAATCTTTATCAGGTAATAAAATATAAGTACATCTATCGTTAACGTGAATTGGTAGTTTAGGCCTATTCTCATTAACTTTATATACTTTTCCATCATAGCCTTTGCAAATACTACAAGTATGAGTATCTAATGTAGCACTATATAATAAATATTCTCCATCATTATCTTTAAAGAATTGTTCATTAGCTTCATTTTGGACTCTACAAATTTCATTTCTTACTAATCTTTGAGAACAAAAACTATTTACATTTTGTATATCTTTAATTTTCTTTTCTATATCATTAACACTCGTATTCCCATTAAGAAATTCACGAATTTCAAATTTTAACTTTTTTGCTATTGTATCTTTATTATCCCAAATTCTATTTGAAAAATTTTTTCCTTTAATTTTAGTGTTTAAAATTCTTTTTAAATTTTTATCACTTATTTTTTTTAAGTTAAAATTAATTCCTTGTGATAATAGATAAGAATTTATATTATATTTATCTTTACATATTTCAGCTAATGAGTTTTTTAAAGTTGTACTTTCTTTTGTTGCTTCAGTAGCATATATATTATTTAACTGCTTATCTATTTCTTTAAATAAATTTAATTGCTCTGTAGTATTTAAATTCAATTTATCATCTTTTACATTATATTTAAGAATTATTTTAGCTATTTGATTTAATATAATATCTATATTTTCACCTTGAAAATTAATAATTGGTTGTAATTCTTTTTCACCTTTGTTATATAATTCTCTTGCAAAATCTATAAAATTAGATACAAAAAATTGTTGGTCTTTATTTAATTTATTAAAGCCTTTTATATCAGTTGAATAATTAAACTGTTTCATTTGTTGGGCCTTCTAGTCCAGGCATTGAATTAATTTTTTCTTGCTGCTCTGCCTGTGCTTTTTGATATTCAAGTTTTGGATTATTAACAAAACTTAAATTACTTAATCCTGTTTCTGCTGATAAAATTCCACCTGGTACTAATTTAGTTATTATATCCGCCATTGCTGAATCATCACTAGGAACATTCAAAGTATATTTAATTCCAACTTTTGTAGCATCTAAATTTTGGCTATAAATTTTATTTAAAGCTGTAAGCATACATAAAATTCTTTTTTTAATAGCTTGTGTCATACAATTTTGTTGAATTTTAATTTTATTTCTCAATGCAATTATTCTTGTCATTAAAGCAACTCCACTTGTATTAGAACTTTGTTGTTGATTTAAATTTATATGTTGTGATATTTGATAAATATCATCTTGTAATATATCTAATAAATTTTTATGAATTTGAGGATTTATATTTTTAATTAAATAATCTGCATTTGCTGGATTTTCTTTTGAATCATTTAATAATAGAATCCCATTATCTCTGAACATAGATATTATTTTCTTTGCTTGTTCATCTAAAGTTAATCTATTTCCCTTTTCGTCTACTATTTCTTCATCAGATAACCCCATATTCTTTAAAATTAAATAACTTAATCTACTATCACCAATTTCATTACTAAAGTCAGATAATACATTTTCTATATTATCTTGAAGTGTTTTTAAATCAGTAAATAAAGTATTATATATTCCATCAATTAAATTGCAATATCCAATAGGAACAACTCCAAAATAATGTGGTTTAACATTAAGTTGATTAAAATCAATATCATAGGTTATAACTTGTGAATTTGTTATATAATCTATTCTCGTATCTAATTTATTTGTAAATGTAGTGTTTATTTGGTCTTTATTAGCTACTGAATAAACATATATAGCTTCAATTATTTCGTTATTTTCATCTAAATTAACATAGCAATTTAAAGAATTTAATTCTTTTATTTTAAAACTATTATTTTTTATATAATAAAGCTCCATAGCTTCACCAAATACAAGTAAATTTTTCATAAGTTGACTATCCGTATTAGCATCATTATTATTCATTACTGTATTAATTATTTTAGTTTCTATAGTATCAACTGGTGTATCAATATTATTTAATATTTCATCAATATTTAACTCCCTTGTATAAGTTATAGGGTTTCCAGTTCCGAAAGCTACTTCTTCATTGATAAATTTTTTAATAAAGTTGGCCTTAACAATTCTGTTATTCCCTAGTTTACTACGTTTATAGGTTGTCCCTATATCTGTTTCACCTTTGTAATAGTTCCACATAGTTTGATAATCTGATAAATCAGCAACATATTTATCATATAAATTTTGTACACCTAAAATTCTCATCTAATCACCTCCTACAATAAATTTCTTTTTAAAAATATCATTGTTGATTTTTTATATACTTTAATTTCATCAATATTATTTACTGCCATTTCAAGGCTATCTATAGCATCATCATGTAAAGTAAAGTGTTGACCTCTAAATTCTTTAACCTGGTCATTATATTCTTTATCTTCTTCATTAAATATAATTTGTCCTGAATTAATTTTATCTGTAATTGTCATAATTCTAGCATCTTTATTTTTTGTATTATAAATAGTAATAACTTTTATATTTCTGAATCTTAATTCTTTATCTTTTGCTATTTCTTCTTCGATTCTTGTTGCATCAACTGCTTTATATACGTTTTTTTCTAAAACAATATGGGTTATTTCTTTATATTCCTTTAAAATTTGTATAGTTCGGTTTATATATTTATCAAATTCAGTTTTACTATCAAATTTTTCTAACAGTCCTTTTCGGACAAAATAAAAACCGTTTGAATTACTCAAAACGGTAAATGCTGTGCTATCTGATTTTCTAGTATTAGTTGAAGCCTGGTCTATAGATAATATAGTTTTATCAAATTTTCTATCTAATATTTCTTTAATATCCATTTTGGCCATATATTTAATCCATATTTCACCTACTTTTTCACAATCACACATAAGTTCTTTCATAAAACTTAGTCTTTTCGTAAAATAAGTTGAAGCTAACTCCCAAGGCCTATATTTATCATTCCAAATAGTATTAAAAAACATTTTTTCTATATTATCATAGTAAAAATTTTCTGCATTTTTAACTCTATTATCATCTTTAGTATTCATAAGGATTTTTTTGAATCTTTGCCAGTATTCATTTTCTAAAAAATATTTGTCAGGATTAAAATTAACAACACTTCTATGAAATACTTTAAATTCTGCATCTTTTTTTATAGCATTTATAAAATCATCTGCCGCTAAAGGTGTTCCAATAACTAAAAATTTAGTTGCAGCTTTAGTTTTTTTACCTTTTCTATAAACTGCTTTATCTCCAGTTTCTAATATTTCATCATTGTACTTTTTTATTATTTTTTCTTTAGCATCATCGGTTAATATATCATTTTCATTGATAAAATCATCAACTAAAATAATCATTGGTCTAAATACTCCATCATCACAAGCATAAGTAGTACCACGAATTGAAGTACCTGAACCAACAGCATATATTTTACTGTTATTAGTTAGCTCTAATTCTTGTTTATTAACTATTCTATCTTCTGCCCTATTAACTAATATTCCAAATGTGCTAGTAACTTTCTTAAGCTTTAAAAATTCTTTAGTAGCATCAATAAACCCTATTGCATCATCTTCCCTTTTTCCTATTACTACTGTATATCTTGAATATCTATAACAATGACACCAGGCTGCAAGAAGTTTATTTATTACTGTAGACTTTCCAAGCCCTCTAGGTAATATAAATTCCTCTTTATCTACTTCATCTTTAACAAACATTCTATTTAATTCTTCAAATATTTCTAAATGAACTTTATCTAAGCTCCTAAGGTCATTATTATCACTTGGAATAAAATCTACATTAAGATAATAAAAAGCAAAGAAACCTATGTCTATTCTTCCTAGTTCCTTTGCTATATCTTTCTTATTTGCTAAAACATTTTCTATTGCTTTAGAATCATTCATATTGAGTTTTACATCATAATGTTTATTCCAATACTTGAAAATAAGATATATATCTAAATTTTCTTCATTTGAAAATTCTAGGTTATCAAAATAGTACATAGATTTCACTTCCTTTCGAGTTAAAAAATAGGTGAGAAATTTTCTGAAAGTAACGTCCGTTGAGTTTGCGAGTTGCCTAATCAGAACCCCCCACCCTTATAATTATTTCCCAAAGTCCTTCTTTTTCACAAATTTCCAATTTTAAAATTATTTCGCTAAACAACGGTTTAGTGCAAATAAATAATATACTTTTTTATAATTAAAATCGCCGTAATCCATTGAAAACACTAGCTTTATAGCAAGTCTTTGAATTGGTAATTTTATTTCGCTAAATAACTAATTGATAATATGCACTATTTATGCAATTTTTTAAGCATTTTATGCAATAATTATATACATTTTCTGTATATTTATTTCCTAGCTTATGTGTTATTTTTTTGAATATCTTTCATAAACTCATTGATATTAAATTCTGTTTCTTCTTCGCTAGAATTAACTGACAGTTCTGTCTTGACTGTAGTATTCCCCCAAACCCTATTAACTAAGTATTTAAGCAGGTCGGCACGTACTTTACTACTTACGTCTTTATCAAGTGCCAGTTCTTCAATTTCATCAACATAGCACTTAATTTTATTATTTATATACTCTTTTGCTGAGGATTGAACTTCTAGTTTAAGTTTATCCAGTTCCTTAGCAAATTCCTTATCATTCATCCAGTTATAAATAGTAACCCTACTAACATTACATAAATTAGCTATATCAGTAACTTTCTTACCTTCCATAAGATACTTCATAGCCTTATAATGTTTATCTTCTAACATCATAATAACACCTCCTTTACATTTATACACTTTTTTATATAAATCTTAATAAATTTCTATCTAATTATTTAACACTCCTATAGTTTCCAAATATTTAAATATTTTATAATTAATTCAATTAATAATTATAATAATTTAAATAATAAAATAGCACCTAGGATTTTTATTCCTAGATGCTTTATAAATTTATAACTAAGGGGTAATGGCGAGAATAAAAGGACTTGGACCTTTGACTTTTCGGTTAACAGCCGAATGCTCTACCAACTGAGCTATATTCTCATGTTTGCGACCTCTCCACACCCCTAGTCGCTATGTTGCTTTCACCCTGATAAGCAATCCCAGTAATTTTTTAAATATAAATTTTATCTACAAATGGAGGTCAAATAAATGTCTGATGTATTTACTCTATCAGCTCAATAACATATTAACACTTTGAAAATCAATATGTAAGTGGTCTAATTACGAACTAATTACGAACTGATTACGAACTTTTATATGAACTTTACTTATGATTTTTTTAATTTTTTACAAACTCTTTGAATATATCTAACCGATATTCCTAGTTGTTCTGATATTCTTTGATAAGTAAATCCTTCAACATTTCTTAAATAATCAATACATTCTTTAGTATCTAGTGATTCTAAATATTTATTTAAATCAATCTCATTAAGTCTTTTAAATAATGCTTTTTCATCATATTTTATAGCTTTTATTAAGCGTTCTCTTTTTAATGCAAATTCTTCGATTCTATATTCTTGCCTACTGCCATGAATAGTATCATAGTCATTGTAACTTGTCCCACTTTTATAACCTTCAGGAGCAAATGCTTTTAAATATTTCTTATCTAATTGTTGTAACTCATATCTATTTGTTTCTAGTCTTAATTTTATTTCTTCTACTAATTGTTTATCCAATTACTATTTTCCCCCTTGTTGAATATATTTTTTATTTATATATTCCCCTAGCTTCTTTTTATTTTCTTCACTTAAATTCTCTATTTGTTCTTTTCTTATTCTTTCTTCCTGTCTTGATACCTTAAACAATATTTTTTCGTAAATTTCTTCTTCTGAAATATTAAATCTATTCATCATATGTCTTGATGTTATAAATACATCTGCTAATTCTTCAATTAAATTTTCTCTATCCTCATTCTTAACTGCTTTCTTTACTTCTTCTATTTCTTCATAAAATTTATTAGTTTCTATTCCTGGACCATAATAATCATAAATATCTTTTATTCTATCTAATATATATTTCAATTTATCACCTCATTTTCTTCTATATATCCTTTATTTTTAAGAATCTCTCTAATGTGATAATACATAGTCTTATATATTTTATATCCTGTTAACTGCTTATCTAAATACTGTATATTTAAGTTATATCTAGCTATAAAAGTTTCTAAAGTTGCATCAAAAGAATTTGCTTTATATTCACTCCTATAATTTCCTTTAAGTACATTTTCATATCCTTTAGGGTCTTCAACTAAAACAATAGTTTTAGTATTATACATATTTAATCTTGCAAATTCATTTTCAAATCTATCTCTATCTTTAACACTTTGGACTAATTCATCAACACTATTTTTTCTTTCTATTGCAATATCATTACTAAAATACCAATCCCTATTTATTCCTAGTTTTTTAGTGATTTCATTACTTTCTATACAAGCCGAATAGTCGCCTTGGTCTAATTTTTCAATTCTATACTTCTTTTTCTTTTTATCAAAATAATCTAAAATATGTTTATTTACTTGTTCTCTAGTATCAACAATTATAACTATATTTTTAAGTATTTCTTTAAGCTCCTTATCTGAAAATTTATATTGCATTTAAAAAACTCCTTGCCTCACATTTATTTAAATATCCCAATTTAACACAATCAATAATTTTGTTTTTTATTGTTCCTTTAGATAATTTTAAAATTGATGGAGCTGATTTTAAATTTTTCATTTTTCTTAATTGATAAATTAAATAATTGTATGTTCTTAAATCCCATTCAAAATTATAAGAATCATATAAATCTAAAAAATATCTTTTATTCTTTACAGCGAATTCACTTCTTTTAAGTAATTCAGCTATTTTTTTATCATCATACCCTTTATAATAATATCTTGTTAATTCCTCTAATTCTTCTTCAGTCCATTTTTCCATAATAAATTATTTCCTTTCTATTTTTTAAAATGGCATATCATCATCCGCAACTGGTGTTAAATCATCACCAAAATTATTATTAAAGTTATTATTATTCTGATTATTGTTATTTCCAACAAACTCAAAACTTTCTATTAATACATCTGTTGTATATCTTTTTGAACCATCTTGTGCGTTATAACTTCCAGTTTGAATATGTCCCACAATAGCAATTTGACTACCTTTTTGAAAATATTGTGCTATAGTTTCAGCTTGTTTTCCAAAAGAAATACAATTAATAAAATCTGATTCATATTTACCTGTATTCTTATCTTTTATATTTCTTCTAACTGCTAAACTAAATCTTGTAACTGCTGTTCCACTTCCTGCTGCAAATCTTAATTCTGCATCTTTTGTTAATCTTCCTGAAAGACATACTTTATTCATTTTCTAGCCTCCTACATTCCTATACTTTCTAATAATTCAATAGCTTGTCCAAGCTTATCAGATTTAACATTTAGATTTATTGATTCTTGCTCTAATTTTTTCTTTTCTTCTTCAATCTCTTTTTTTCTTTTCTCTATTCTTTCTTTTTCTTCTGCAAACTCCACAAATTTATTTTTTAAACTTTCACTATTTTTCATTTTTATTATCTCCTTTTCTTTTGTTTCAAGTTTTACTACTTTCTTTTTTCCTCTTGGTTTTTCATCGCTCAATATATAAGCTACTTTTTCATTAATTTCTTTTTCTGTTTCTTTCATTTCTTTTAATTTAATTCCTTTTGCTTTATCCTTAATTTCTTTAAAAATAATTACTATATCTTTTATAGCAATATTTTTAAATCTTTCATCTTTACGAATTTCTTTAACTATAGAATTTTGACTTATTATGCTATTTTTAAATTTTTTCTCCATTTCCTTTCTCAACAGCTCTGTGTCTATATCTAATTTTTTCATCCAGTCATCACCTTCATACTTCATATAGAATTTGTCTTTATCTAAAATATTTGCCATTACTACAACTTCTTGAATATCATTCATATTAATACTGTCGCCGAATTTTATTTCTAATGCTGCCATAACTGAAACTATGTAATTTCCAAAATTATTATCAAATCTTTGTTTTGCTCTTTCTTCAACAACTCTATTAATAATAGCTTGTTTATCTTTAGATAAAGTATTAACCCATTTAACTAATCTTTCTTGCTGCCTTCTTTGCTGTCTTGACATTGTTGTTTTTTCTAAAACATTAGACATCTAATATCAAACCTTTCTTTGCTATATAAACTGGTATTCCTGTTAGCTTTTCAATTTCTTCTTTCATATAATTTTCATCTGCATTACTTTCGCTTAAATGAATTAATGTTATATCTTCAATAGTGCTTAAATTCCAAGTTTTTAAAGCTTCTTTTAATGTTTCTAAGCTCATATGACTTTTAAATATTCTAGCTCTATAGCTTTCTAAATCTTGTATATCCTTCTCACAATAATTACATTCAATAAGTAAATGATTTATATTATCTAATTTGTATTTTAAATAATAAGTATCTGTAGCAAATGCTATAGTTCCTAACTCTTCATGCTTTATAATAAATCCTAAATTTTCACATTCTGAACCATCATTATTAGAATGTTTACAATCAAAAGTCTTAATTTTAAAATTTCCTATTTTTAAGTTTTCTAAAGCTCCTATTATGTGAACTCTTCTTAAATCTGTAATTTTATTTTTTTCTATAACGCTTTTATTTGTGTATACATTAATTCCATTATTAAGTAGGTGTTTTATATCTTTACAATGGTCAGAATGAGCATGAGATATTAAGCAACCTTGAATACCTTCTAAATTAAAATTAAGATTACAAACTATATCTCTCCAAGCTATTCCACATTCAATTAATAATTTTTCATTTTCATTAGCTTGTACTAAATAACAATTCCCTTTGCTCCCACTTGCTAGAACTTTAATCAAGTTAATTTCCCCCTTAACTTTTATAAAAATTTTTTAACCTTATCAAAGCTTTTGGTTATAAAGCTCTTCATTTCGTCAACCTTTTTTCTTTTATCATCATAAAAATGTACTCTATATACATTCCCATATTTACAAACTATAAATTTATCAGTTTTATTTACTATCTCTTTCATTTTCTTTTACCTCATAAACTCTTAATAACTTAAAATCAATTACAAACAAATTATCAAGTTTTTTCTCATCATTTATAACTTTCTCTACCTTTACAACATCATCATAACTTCTAATAGGCTCACTTCTTGTAAATTGTATTCTTCCTAGCCCACTATCAAAAACATAAATAATCATGTATTCATATAGTTTCATCTATATTGCTCCTTCGCTTTTTATTTGGATTACGAATTATATAAGTTTGTCCTCTAAATACTCTTCCAATCCCTTTGGTATTTTAAAAAGACCTATTTCATTAACTTCTGATACCACTATTTGAGTAATCTTTTCATCTTTTATATAAGGCTCTGCCTTATCTTTTAAGACCTTTAAACTTCCAGCAATGAAACTATGTCTGACTACTGAATTTATATATACATCTGCTCTATAGTACATTTTTCCTCCTATTTATTACGCATTTTCAAACTTATTTCTCCTTATCATTTGAATATCATATGAGAATACTTGAATATAAAGTACCCTCATATTAAGTTTTATTTATAACATTAAATTATATTACCCCTATTCCTTCTTATGATTTTCATTTCTTTTCTCAAAATTTTTATATAATCATTTAAGCTTTGATCCTCATATTCTTTATTTTCTAATTTATCTATAGCATCATTTAAATGTGAAACCAAAACATCTACTGAAGCTACATATATATTTAAATTTATATTGTTCTTATCAATTATTTCTTGTAATTTATTTAGAATAGTTTCTACATCATCATTAGTTTTAACTGTTCTTTCACCTATGAATTTATAAGCACTTTTTAAAGTATTAAAATAGCCAATAGGCTTATTGTATTCCTTACCGATATTTTCTTCTTTAGTAGCCGTTCCTACGTTCACAATACACCTTTCATAAACAACATACTGTCTACTATCTGATTCTATAATAAACTTCCCTATTGTAGCTCTCATATTTATACCTCCTACCATTTTGTTGACATCACCAAAATGGTTTATTTTAATTCTTTAATACATTTCTTACACACAATTTTATTTTTAAAGCTAGTAATATCTTTAAACTCACCACAGAAAATACACCCTGCTTGATATTTCCTTAAAACCATTTCTTCACCTTCAACAAAAATCTCTAATGTATCTCCTTCTTCAATATTTAAAGTTCTTCTAAGTTCTGCTGGTATACATAATCTTCCTAACTCATCTACTTTTCTTACAATTCCTGTACTTTTCATAATTATTTATCTCCTTCAAACTCAATATTTTCTATAACTTCTGCTTCTACAACTTCCGTATCTTCTAAACCTAAATTTTCAGTATTTGCATTTTCTTTTATTTCTTCTCCAACTTCACTTTTAGTAGTTTCAATTATATCTTCTTCTTTGTATTCATTAGTTCTATTAATACTTTCTATTAATGTATCTGAATCATCTGAAGTATTAACAAATCTCTTACAGGCTCTATTAATTACAGTTTTCTTTGCCATTTCTTCTGCAAAATTTTTATGTGCCTGACTATTTCCTTTTGCTGCTCCTTGATTCCAAGCATTTTTTATTTGTTCTATGTTCATTACTTCAACATAATTATTTTGATTTTCTCTAACTACTACTGCATAAGCTCCTAGAATTTTCTTACTTATGTTTTCAAATTTTTGTTCATGTTTTTCTATTTCTATAAGTCCAGTATTTAAATTTAATTTATATTCAAATACATCACCTTCATAAATTACATTTGCGAATACATCTTTAACACCTTTAAGCCTTTTTGTTGCTGCAATATTTCCTAAATAACTTTTCATTAATTGAAGTTTTCCACCATAAGGAACAAAATAGCATTGTTTTTTAGCTGGACTTAATCCTTGAATAACCATGTCTAATAAAGCATTACAAATACTAGGCTTAGAACAACTTTGTAATACTGGAACTTTATTTCTATCAACTGTTTCAGCTAATATAAGTTGTGCTGATTTAAGAGCATTACTGTAATTATAGTTTTGTGGAAATACTATATCTCCTGTGCTTTGCATTTCTTTAACCCTTGTTAGAACTACATCACTTATATTTCTTTCTTGTTTAGTAATTTGCTTTTGTTCACTCACTATTCTTCACACTCCACTTTTAATTTTTTATCTTTAGAAACTATTAATCTAATAAGTTGGCTTTTAGTATCTGCTAGTTTATTAAAACTTTCTGCATTATCAACCCATATTGGAGCTTGTACATTGTAAAACTCACTTAATGTATTAATAACCTCTATTCCTGCATTAATCTTGCCTGTTGAATTTGCATTTGAATATGGAACTCCATTTATAAGAATTTCGCAAGTTTCTTCTAATCCACCATTAATAAGTTCATTGAATAACTTAAACTTAATATTTTTAAACTTTTTATTTATTAAGCTTTCTGATAACTCAACTTTAGTTCTAATAAATTCCTCACAAAGATATAAACTGCCTTCATGTTTTGCAATTTCATTAGCTAAGTGTCTTTCTTCTTCTGAAAGTTCTTCAATTCTTTTTTTGATTTTTTTATTATTATCAACTGTTGCTAGTCTTTTATTTATTTTTTCTAGCTGCATTAATAGCTCTTTCTTTTTCTCTTTAATTTCAAAATTATCATCAACTTTAAAACTTGAAATATCTTTCTTAGTCATTTCAATTTCATTTTCTAATTGAACTTTTCCCTCGAATTCAATTTCTCCTGGATCAAAATTCTTTATTTTTTCTTCAAGCTCATTTATATTGTTTTCAATCTCTAATTTTTGAACTTCTTTTTCTTCTTTTAATTTTTCTAAATCAAAAAGTTCTGCTTTAATTTCTCCTATTTTACTTTCATTTTCTGCATTTTCAGTTTTAATAGATTTACCAATCTTATTAATTTCTTTTAATTTATCAGCTTTATTTTTATTGAATTTATTTTTTAATTCTTCAATTATTTCTGCTGCATTATCTAATTCTTTTCCACAAGTAGGACAGATAGTTGAGTTTTCATCAAGTTTAAATTCTTCTGATTTTACATTTTCAAATTTTATCCTTAATCCTTCTAAATTTGATGTATTCTTTTTTTCAACTTCAACTAGATTTCTAATTTTATTTTCATTAGTTGATATATTTTTTTCTATTTCTTTTACTTCATAAGCTTTATTTTGTAGTTCATATCTTTTATCAAATAATTCTTTATTTAACTTTTCTAAAGGCTTATTTAATAAAAGCTTTGCATGATTAAACTTCTCTTGATATTCCTCTTTAAGTTCAAATAAATGCTGCTTATGATTTAATAGGATTTCATTACCTTTTGAATTATCTTCTAACATAGAATCTAGTTCATTAATTTGTTTTTGAACATTTCCTTGTTCATTTTCTAATTCTTGAACATTAATTTCTTCTATAGAATTATTTAATTCGTCAATTCTGTAAGGAATTTGTTTTAATTGGTCATTAAGTTTTTTAATAGTAGCTTTGGTTCTAATCATATGATTATCTACAGAATCCATATAAGCCCCTCTAAACCCTTCTAACTTATTGTTATAGTTTATTACCTGTTCATCTGTAATCTGTCCTGTAATGGCTTGTATAATTGTTCTTTGTTCTTTCCAGTTAAGACTTGCAAAGTATAAAGGATTAGTTACTAATTTAAATATTTTTTCTTCTAATATTTCTTTTATTTTTTCTTCATATTCTTTTTTTCTAACTGGAATATCATTTATTGAGTATATAGTTTCATGTCCTGAAAATTCTTTTTCTGCTGCTCCACGTTTCTTGGTCCACTTTTCTTTAAATGTTTTGCTTAGTTTTATATCTAATTTATCAATTTCTATAACCGCAGTAACTTCGCTTTCTAACCCATGAATAACATTACCTAATTCATCAAATGGCTTTATATCAAAGTTCTTTCTATCATTTGAATCTTTATCAAAAAATAGCCACATAAAACTATCTTCTACAGTTGACTTTCCTATTCCATTGTCGCCAAAAATATTTGTTTTATTATCAAAAAGCACTACTAGCTCTTTTATTCCTTTGAAGTTTTTAAGTTCTAAAGATTTTAATTTTATATTTTTCATTAGCTTTTCTTCCTTCTCCTTGATATTGATTTTTCCATAGCTTTATAATGGTAATCGTTTATATTTCTTTCCCTAACTTTCCTTCTTTCAGAAATATCCTGCATTGTTTTTAATGCTAATTGCTTCGGCGTATAAATATCTAATAAATTCATTTTCTTATATCCCCCTTTCTAATAAATTTATTAATCTATAATTGCATCCTTTATCAAAAGTAACTGTATATTTACTAGCTTCTAATATTCGTCCGTTTGTAGCTCCATCTAGTTCTATTAACTGATTTGCCCTGCATTCAGTAGAAATAACCATAGATTTATGATTTATATATCTTTGATTAATTACAGGCATTATATGATTTAAATCTGCTTCAGTTAATCCATTTTTTAATTGACCATTTAAAATTTTATTTTTAAATAAATCATCTATTATTAATACGTCTGCATTAATATATTCATTAAACTTTTTTTCATATTCATCTCTATTTAATGTTAAAGATTTAAGTTCTCGGATTGCTTCTAGGTAACTCATATATCTAACATTAAAACCTTCTTCAATTAATTTTTTTGCTATAAATAAACTTAAAAAAGTTTTTCCTGAACCAGCCTGTCCCATAAATGTTATGCCATTTTTTCTATCTTTCTTTATGTCCTTATATTCATTTATAAATTTTTCAGTTATTAATTTTCCTTTACCTGATAAAGAATTGTAAGTTTCATATTCCTCTATGTCCTTAATTTCTTCTAAATTTACTCCAGCGTTTTTAAACCTCTGTAATAGCTCTTCTCTTAATCTGCATTCGCACTTTCTATATGTGTTTATCCCAACTTCTATAAATCCTAAATCTTTGCATTTGTTGCATTTAAAATTTGCTCCAGTCGACTCCTTCCCATCCAGGAGCTGTTGTTCCTGATATTTCTGACTCTTTGCTTTCAATCCTTGAATTACTGTTGTCAAATCCATTTTTATCTCCTTTATCTTTATAGTTATTTTCTAAAACTTTTATAAAATTGTTAGGTCTTATGAACCAATCAAATGTAATCTCAAAGTCTTTAACTCTTCCCATTAAAAAACTACTTTCTTTAATATTATTTATGGCTTGTACTATT